CCGTAGGTTATTAACTGATAAACTAACTCACCATTTACCGTGAAGTTTACTGGTGTTCCATGTTTTAATTCAACGTTAAGTCTAGTAATTTCCGTACTTAAGTTAAGGTTACTCTCTCTACTTATAACAAGTTCACTTGTAGTGAAGTTTAGATACTTATAGTATTTAAACACCCCTCCTTTTTCAATACCAGAGTCCTGGGTTACTGTATCTAATAATAGGTTTGGTACCCCGAAAGTCTGACCATCATATATTTTTAGGGTATCCAGATTATTGTAAGTAAATTCTACTATATATTCACCTGGTCCNTTAGGTAATGTTATTACTTCTATCGGATTAGTATTATCTAGATGTATGTAATTTTCGGTATGAACTACTTTAGTGTTTATAGTAGGTAGTATACCTGTGAACATTCTGTTAGTATTTAACCTAAATAAAGAACCATCATGTTTGACGAATATACCTTTAGTGTCACCAGATACATTTATATTACCNCCATATATCGAATCNTCACCGTAATTTTTAGTACCGTCCCACTCATACACTTCTACTTGAGTATTGCAAGCGTCTTGTATCCCTAAATAGAAACCGAAATATTCGTTTATTGATGGGTCGTAACCGATATAGTTTTTGCCTTTAACGCCTTTTACATTAAATGTTGGGGTGTCACCCACTATAGCGTTTTTAGTTAAACCAGATGTATCAAATGGGTTTGTTAAACCAGTGTTAACTGGTCTTTTCGCTTTGTTCTGAAATTCAGACCCGTCATTACCTAACCAATCTAAGTCATTATTAAGTCCGTGCTTATAGACATATTTGTTATCAAATAACTTACTGTTCTCTATTTTCTTACCAGCATTTAGTATAGTTGTTGCTGGTGTGAATTGTTGTACTAATTTAACCCAGGACCCGTCAAACTTATTTAAAAAATCTAAGGATTTGGTATTCGTTACTGGTGTACCTGTTAGTTTAATATAGTCGTAATATATTTTAGTTAATGTTGGGTATGATTTTATGGTTTTTCTGTTACTAACATTTATAAAGTCATCCAGACATTTCTGCATGAACTGATTAAAACTTAATTCTCTAGCGTTAACGGTTTTGTCTTGAGGGAATATTAAATCCTCATTTACATTAATATTGTTTCTGTTTAAGAACCTGTATAAAGTGAAGTCAAATATCTTGTCAGAAGATAAGTAAACCTCTAGCTCTTTAGAGTTGATAACCAACCTAGAATCATCTTCATAGTATTCTGTGTAACCAACAGAGTCTTCGGATAGACGTAGCACTTTGTTTTCTGAGTAAACCCATGATTTAACGTTGTCTGTAGTCCTATCTAATTTGAATAATGGTGTTTTACCTTCATATTCATAACCCTTTATATAAGCATTACCGAAATCATAAGGACCTCGATTTCTGTTGTCTAAGTTTAAGTTAAAACCACTTTCTTGGTATTGTACTTGGGAGGGTACTGTTGGGTACCCGTCTATATCCATAGGTAATAACTTAAGTAAGTTTTCATCTGAATATTGATATCCGTATATTTCTCTGGCTTTATTATTGAAGTTTAGTTTTTCTCTAGCTACGTATACGTGTTCATTAACTTCAAATATAGAGTCAGGTAAACCAACTAAGTTCAATATAAATTCTATAGATTTTCTAGTCCCTTTTGATTTCCATAAGTGATATGAGTTTATGAAGATTCTTCTCCATAATTCTATATCTATCTCTGCTGGAGTTAGTCCAGGTTCTACGTTTAGGTCTTCTAGGTTGAAAATAGACTCCATTATAGTACTTTCNTCCTCTACGTTATAGGTCTCGAACCCTAACATATTACCGTAGTTCTTTGTTAGAAGGTCTGGTATGTTTTCTATCTTATCATAAGATAATCTAGTCATGTATGTTATACCATCAATGTACTTCCTTACATTGTCCAGATTTTTACCCATTAGGTTTAACAATATATCTAACCTTCTATCTTCCGTATCAAATTCTTTTAAAGAATCAGTGGTTAAAAACCTGGATATTAGGTTAGTCTTTGTTGAATCAAAATCATCGGATATATTATTTAATTTAGTTAAATAAAGATCAAACTTGTTACTGAATAAATCTAAATTGACATCATCTATCTTAGGGAATATCAGCGTTTCATTTACATTCAACTCAACCCCATTATCATCTACTTTTGAGTACCTTATTGTACTTATATATTCTTTCTTATCGTAATTATAATCTAACAAAAATTTACCCATATCAGATAGACCGCTTTGAAATTCGTCGTATTTCTGATATTTGGGTTTAACCCAAAAAGTTCTATTAACCGTTAGATCTGTATTAACTTCAGTTGAAAACGGGTCACCTTCTATTGTTAAGTATATACCAGTATCATTGTCCGTATAAGAATCTGGTAAAGTAGCGTTTATAATAGGGTATTCAATACCTTTGTAATAAATCGTATAGTCTCTATAATTTTTAGAGAAATTCCTTATAGGGTTTACATTGACTGGATCATTTATAGTGGTACCAGTAGAAGTATATTCTAATTCGAAAGGGTTAGAAATGTTAGCTAAATTTAATTTTAATTGAGCTGTATCTGTTTTGTCCGAGTAACTGTATTCTGATATAGTTGGTGACTGTAAACCTATAACGTTCAACCTTAAGGCTGCTGGGTAACTTTGAGTTATCTCTATAATGGTATTCTTTATAGTATCTTTTAAAGGTGAATATGAAACGTAATTTTCTAATTTTTTTCTATCAAATAGTACCTTTACGGTTACATTATCTTCAATCTTTTTGTTTACCTGCTCAATAGCGGTTGATTGGTCGTTCTTAGAGGGGTTATTCTCATTTATACTTGCGGCTGTTTTACCGTTTTCATCACCAACTAAATCTACAACCCTACCATCACTAGCATCTTTCTTAGTAACAGAGCTACTTATAGAGAAGTTACCTAAAGTAAAATACGGATTACCACCTATCTCNTCTTTAGTACTAGCAAACTGTAAACCAACTGCTTTATCACCTAATGTACCATCACCACTTACTGGATTCTCAACCCCTTGTATTTTGTATAACTTTATAGCTCTCTCATAAGCCATAAATGATGAGCAGGGAACATATTTGTTCTGGCCATTTATATTGTATGTCCTATAACCGTTACAACCTAATTCTGAGGCAGCTATCAAGGCAGCTTCACTAGTATCGTATAAGTGAGCTATTAACGGTGTATTTGTGTAACCTAGATTAGCCATTGTTTCCTGTTATGTTATTTAATGTTTTAGTAGTGTCTATAGTACTTCTTCTAGTCCTAACTTCATACAATTTATTATCAACAGAATCTTTAATCTCATATAGATCGTGTTGTGCGTAAATATTACCATCAAAATCGTATAGAGTGTATATACCGTCGTCAACAGATTTTGTTTGGTCTGAATACAATGCTATNGCTAAACTCTCTACATCATAGTTAACTAACTCTACTTCCATTACTTGNGGTGTAAAATTAGTATTGGTTAATATAACACTTTGACCTTTGAANCCTATAAATGGTGCTGCCGTAGGTTTAAAACTAGGTGCTGCATTTGGTGTTACTGTTGAGAATATGAGCGAACCTGAATTATTGTAAGTGTACTTTATAGATTTAACCGAACTGTTAGCTGTATTAACCTGTACTGGTTCTACAATAAAAGATGAGGTTATGATTCTATATAAATTAGGTATCTTACTACCGTTCTCATTTAAATATTCTACTCTATAACCATCCAATCCGTTATTAGTGAATTTGCTTCTAAAGGCCGTTGGGACTGATTCTGTGTTAAATACTAAACCTTTTATGTCTGGGAATGTAGCTAAGTCACCACAGTCCTCTATATTTACCCTTATCTGGGCTGGTCGTATATAAACAGTATAATACCCTTTTGCGTTAAATACTGATTTGGGTAATTCCATGTTATACATACCACCTAAAACCTCTACTGTATTTGTAGGGTCTAGTACTGGTTTCATAACATCTGTACCACTTAATTTCGTTACTTTTTGTGTTTCGGTAGCATTTCTATTTCTGCTATATAAAACGATCACTTCTATATCGGAAGGATCTACGTCTGCTGGTCTTTTAACACCATATACACCTATTGCCATAATTATCTATCTTTAAAATTGTATCCTTTTCTGTTTATTTTGTAATAACCAAAACCACTTTTAGTTAACTCATTTAAATCTTTAATATTTTTAAGTTTTTTTATTGGTTCGAATGCGTTATTAACACCTCTATCAATAAATACTTCGGATAAAACTTTTGGTTCATCTATTGTATCAGAATAATAATTTAATACTGGTTTTACTTCGTCATCAATATTATNCCTCATATATTTAAATGTAGCAATATTATTATTATTGTCAATATCCGTTGATGTACTTTCTTTATAAAGTATTGGATTCTCTGTATCTAAGTACAACACATATGTGACAGAGTTTTCAGTCTCAGATAGTATCATACCAGTAACGTTTGTACCACTTATTTCTATCTTTTTACCACACCTTATTTCTTTTGTTGGTGTAGTTGGTGTTACGCTAACAACCTCTTCTTCGTTAGTGGAAGTGTTAACTGATTTAATCAGTGTTTTAGGTAGGTCATTAGAGGTTTCTTTTTCTATAGCTATAGCTCTTTCCATAGGGAAAGACAGGTCTAATAAAGAAAACTTACTATCAGTAAACCCTTTTACAAAATATTTTTCTTCGGACTCTTTAAAGTGTTCCTCAATATCCTCTTTTGTGGATATTATTTTAGTGTTAGTTTTATATTTTTTGGCTGGTTTAGTGATTTCTTTAAAGCTATCTATTTCGTTAATAATATTTTCTATCTGATCTATATCTGGATTGTTCTGGTAGGGTGCTATAACCGTACCGTTACCATCTATGTGTGATTCTAGATTTATAACAACATTATAACCCTCAAAACTATTATTTATATTAATACTCTTCATTATACTATATTTACTTTAATAGGTATTTTTATCGTTATATGTTCTGAGTCAATACCTTCATTATTATCATATAAATTGATATTGATGATACCAACCATCTTTAAACTATCCATTAAACCAAATCTTTTTATAAAACCAGAACCTAAAAATAATTCAGTGGTTATTATGATTTCTTCGTTGGTATCTATTTTACTATCTAATGACTCCACTAAAANAGTTATACCTTCATTTTTAATTAACTTAGGATCTGTTTTTAGTAAACTAACCACATCTTCACCACTAGTGACGTTTTTAATTAAATCGTAGTCTTGTACGGTGGGGGTGGATTCGGATGAACTTTCTGGTGGGGTGAAAGATCTATTAAACTCATTTATTATATCGCTGGCCAGAACTTTAACTTTAATTTCTGGTTTAATCACATCGTAAATTTTGGTGTTTTGTATTTCCGATGGGGAGTAGTCGTAAACTTCAGTCTCTATAGTTTGATTGTCTTCCAAGAATTTGTTATATGCTGAACCTAATTTCTCCATAAGATTACTGGTTGATATGGATTCTTCAAAATCTGATCCAAGATTAAACTTTGGTAAAATAGTATTCTCGTTGTACACAGAGGGTTCGCTATTTATCGACAATTTTGTTTTGTGTGTTAATTGACCGTTTATACTTAAATCTATTTCTTTTTCGTTAGATGCTATAGTTAAGTCAGACACATTAATATCACTTATAACATAAGTATTTATACCACTAGTGTTTCGTATTAGTAAAGAACCTAACGTAAATTTATGTGATTCTATATCGGTATTAACACAGTAATTGTTTTCTGTATTTAACAAACTTATAGTTTTGGTTCCTAAGTAGGTATTAGCTATCTTTTTAAAATAACCATTCGCACCACCTTGAATACTGTAATTCCATATTCTAGATATGGCGTTAAATGAAGAGTTGGTTTGATAACCTTCTTGGTTAATATAATAATTGGATGTTAATTCTCTTGAGTACTCTTCGGGGTATAATTGGTTAATTCCTTTTTTTAAATCCTGCGCCTTTATTTTAACACCGTTATATACTATTGAATTACTTATTTCCAACTCAGATAAACGTAAATCACCGTACTCCCTGTTTTCAGTTGGTGTTGATAAATTTGTGGGTTGCTCATTATTTATTTGATGTTTAACCCAATAATCATCATAACCCAGTTCGTATAAATCTATGTGCTTAGTGCTATCTATATTAAAAAAACCCGTATTTTTATTTAAGTCATATATTTTATAACTCCTTTTTTCGTAATCTATAACATATTTTAAATATAAATCCTTTTGATCAAAATCCTTAGTTGACTGTAACCATTTTTTAGGTAGGTTATCTTTAGAGGATGGTACGAATTGTATCTTCTTACCATTTAAGGCGTCCCAAAAATAAAACTTAGCGTAAAATTCACTAGTTTGATACTCTTTTAGAAAAAAGAATGAGAAACCATCTACACCTTCACTTATATTGAATACTGGTCTTTTCTGTTTACTTATACTATCTATACTCGGATTCTCATTATACATGTATCTATCAGAAACATATACGGGTATAGTTGTTATTAACCTTTGTGTCTCTATATTAAAGTCATCATAAATCTCGATTAATAAAAAAGAGTTGTATGTATATAGTTTGTTGTTAAAACCGAAGTTAGCGTTTACCCATTCATCTTTTTTATCCCAAAATGGTAGGGTGAATGAATTGTAAAAATGGGGGTACCCTTCTTTGGTAGGATAGTCTTTATTTATCTCAGATAAAACGTTTAATAATTTCTGAGGTTTAAGGCTACTTATTTCTGTGGGTGATAAACTAACTTCATTATTTAATAATGGTTTTATTAGTCCATCCGCTGTCGTAATTTCGAATAACTCACTTTTAGGTTGATTAAATGATACGTAATTACTGGTGTAATCACCAAAATCAGGTTCGATAAAAAGTGATATTTCAGAAATATCTTCATTAGTTAAATACTTAAGAAAGAATAAATCTATTTCTATGTTTTGGGTTTCTGGTAAATATTCAACACTTTCTAGATCTATTATAGGGTTTATGTTCACCAAAGTTTCAAAATCTAATGTATTNTGAAAGGCGAAATCTCTATCTGAAGTGTGATCCTCATTATTTAGAAATATGTTGCTAGATAGTGTTCTACCTTCTGTAAACTTTTTCTTTAGCATTGTTCGTTGGTGTATGGTTGGTAAGGTTTGTCTTTATTATCATTCTGGTTATCACCAAATAAATCTTCTGTAATACTTCTTACGTAATCATCAATAGAATTTACCGAATCTATGTTGCTTATGTCGTTTACATTTAGTTTGTATTTTTTAACCTTGTTTTTTTCGATTAGTACGTTAAAGGGTAACCTAGTATAACTATANCTACAACCGTTTAAAAACGGGAAATCTAGTATAGTACCATCTTCATCTGAAACCCCTATATCTATCACATCTCTCCATATATATTTATCTCTATTTTTACTGTATTTAGCGTATGTTGGTATAAAGTTATTAGATTCTGAGTCCTCTAGGTAACTAGACATGTTCTTTAGAGTTATCTCTGTGAAAGGNTTGTANTTGAATATCGTATTACTTAGTAGAAAATTATGTTCTATGTGACTAACAGGTTCTTCTGTTAGATTTTCTTTAGAGTATTCGAAAATACCTATATCATAGGTATCGCCTACTTTAGGTTTGTTACTTACGGTAGTTGTTGACGTATTGGCGATAGTTTTGATNCCTTCACCTGGATTAGTATATTCAATTAAATTACTAAAATTAGACTCAACTTCACTAAATTCTTTTCCTTCAGTACAACCGTTTTTTATGATACCTACGTAACACTTTGTTAGGGGTTCATCCTTATTATCTAAGGTATCGGTTATATCATAATTTTTATTAAAATAAAAATTAAATATTTTGTCACCATATAAGTTTTTTGAAAAAGCACATTCATCAAAACTTTCCAATACTTCTATAGCCTCCACTTGTTTTACGTAATATTCTAATACTTCGTTGTCTATAACTTTTGAAACCGCCATTTTAGGGTTTATCAAAGAGTATGGTGTAGGTCTCTCTGCTTTAAGTTGATTTACTAAAGTGCTGGAGTTTTCAGTTGTTTGTATACCTCTAACAACACCAGTATATCTATTAGATGATGATGGGGATGAGGATGGTGGTGTTATCATAGAACCAAATTTTAGGTCATTATTAGCCTTAAGATTTGCTTTTTCTGGTGCTATGAGTGAAGTCACGCTTATGTTTAAGTCGGTGGTAATTTGATTACCATTAATGTTTTTAATGAAACATAANCCAGTTGGTACTCTAGGGTCTTCTGATTTTATATAGATTTGATCACCTATATTTAAATTGTGACCTAGATTCATGTATAGGGTTGTGTTAACCGTTGACTTACGACTATTTCTTGCTTGAAATGGTGATAGTGATGATAGTGATGCTGGTAACCCATTAGATAAATCCAGATCAAAAAACTCATCTTGTTTAGTGATTATATCATTATACCTTATATTAAATACCTTTTTACCCTTTTCCGTATTGGAATATTTAACTGGTTTACACATAACTAAGGACCAGTTCTCCTTATTAAAATCTAGTGGATTGGTATCTATATTTAATTTTACGTTACGGAAAAATGCGTCTTTCATTATTGATGGGGTTATAGTACCATAAACCTTATAAACGTCATTTTCTTGCTTTTCGGTTATAAACTGGTTGTACTCCGAAACGCTATTAAATAAATTATATTCGTTTTTTATTTTAGATGGTTCTTCTAGTATTATTCTACTTTTAAGACTCTGGTTTTCACCACCAACAAATTTATTCTCACCCAATATCTCTATAATATCACTCATATTTAGTAAAATAATTTTTTTCTATTGATTTTAAAGCATTTAGACTGTCCCACATTCCGAAATAATAGTATTTACCTCTATATCTATTAGATATTTCTGGTTCGAACTCAGTAGGTTTAATACTACCAGTATAGAAACCGTAAGATGTGTAAATACCATTACCTATTAACCCGTCTAAATCTTCAGTAACATCCTCTATACCAAATTCTATTAAAGGAAATTTGTTTTGGTTATCATTTGACGATAAAAAAGGACCTAAACTGTATCTCTTACTATACGCTTGGTTAAAGGGTCTATGTATTTTATTTCTATCAGTAGAATCTTCGTTTTTAGCTAACTCTATTGCGAATAAAGTGGGTATAGCGGGTCCGTTATCACCATAATTAAAGGTATTATTATCCCCGTACCAATTTTTAAATGGTTGATCCCAGCTAATGAATTGATCTGGTCTGAATATCTCAGAATAAATCTCTCCACTATTTTTACCGTCTAACCTTACACCAATACCTTTATGATACTCATAACTCTTAACTCTACCGTATGATATCTCAGGTGGTACCGTTATTAAATTTATTATATTTTCTGGAGATGATACGTTTGGGTCGTAATCATCATTACTTATCTTATTTGGGTCCACATTTGCGGACATTTCGTATCTAGGTATAATAGCTGAACCTAACACAGAGATTTCTGTGTCAATTTTGTCGACTTGACTTCTGTTTATAGGGAAGTTCCACGCTACGTCTAGATTTTCATTTTCTTCTGGAAAAAAGTTTATGGAGGAACCAGGTTGGCTCATGTTAGTGTTTAAATGTCTATTGTATTTACTTTTTATAGTGTAGAATTTTCTAATTCTGTTCACTATGTCATACTCAAATAAACCCGAGTTGGTGCCTTCCCATCCACCTGTTAATACTTCGCCTTTTGTTGACGAAGGTACTCTTATACCAGGTACTTTAGAGTGGTTATAACTACCCCATGGTACTCTATCATTCCAGGCTTCGTTTTGTTCAAACATCTCGAATGCGTAATACCCTTTTGTGGGTATACTATTTTCTTTATCGTCNGTAGGTACCATNTCACCAAACTGGTTTACTTTTACGTAATCCATGTACATCGGTANTGATATTCTAAAAACACCTGTACCTCTTTCTGACCTAAAAGCACCCACTCTGACTCTACTTCCAGGAGTTAAGTTGTCATCTAATTTGTAAACCACGACTATAAGTTCTTGTAGTGGCCATATCTCCCCAGTATTTTTTTCTAATTCTTTGTTGTAACCTGCTACCTCTAGTTTACTTAAGTCTCCACCCATAGTGTAGTCTGGTTTAACTTTATAACCTGCTGAAGGTGACCCTAACCAACCGAAAAATATAGCTGTGGGTGTATAATCATAATCAACTTTAAAGTCACATCTAGTTATACCTACATCATGTTCTTCATCGTCACCCCAAAAAGGTGAAACTGTAACTTGTTTAACCTCGTTAAATATATTAGGCATCGAGTTTATATCCGTTTTAACTTCTACATTGAAAGTATCGTTACCAGTGTATATAAAGTTAGGTACTTTGTTTGGGTTGTTATCATCTTCAGCGTTTACAGCTTCAGATAAGTTTTTAATATTTTGATATTCTGATTGGTTGTCAACTAAATCGTTTGCCGTAACTTCCATACTATTAGTATCGAATATATCAAAGTCCATTATAATATTATGTGAGCCTACTGGTACACCAAATATCATGTAATCACCAGATTTATTGGTTGTTACAGTATACTTGTAATATTTCTCCATTATCTCTAAATACTGAGGGTAATGTGTTAAATCGTTGATAGTCGGTAGATTACCTACTGCTCTGTGGCTAGGGTTTTGGTTTCTTACTCTAGGTAATAAATTATATCTAACCCCGTTAGGGAATTGATCATTTATCGTTTCAAATGGATATAACTCCGTTATCTCAGGTCTTTCTTTGTCACCCACTTCTATTGGTACGAATATAGAGACTTTAGCGTTCTCTAGACCGTAACCGTTTGAGGTTTGTACTCTACCTACTATGGTTCCGAAGTCTGAAGATGATCTGGCGTACACATCGTCACTACTAATCTTTAGACTTAAGATTTCTAAATTATCGAATTCTTCTTCTAAATTAATTAATACCCTTTCATTTCCACCTTCTTCATTTAAAACTATCCTAATATTTCTATCCATTTTGATTTATTATGTTGGTTGTTAACGTCACAGTCTTAATGTCAACGTCTGGGTTTTTAATACTTAACATTTGGTGTTCCTCTACCAGGACTACGTTACCTGATATATCTATTTCACCCGTACTAACATCACTTAATCTTTGTTTAGTTCTGTTACTTGAGTATCCAGCACCCGTTTTGTTGAATACTTTTATATAGTTAACGTTAATAACACCGTCTACCTGTGTTATCTTACTAGCTAGACTACCTACGCTGTAGTGTTTACCCAGATTTGTTTTGTCGTTAGTAAATTCAGAGTTAACTAAATTACTTATCCTACTAGATACTTGAGTATTCTGACCAGTTTCCACTATAACGGATATCTCAAAACCTATATTAATTATTTCTGCTGGTTTAACTATTACGTAATCATTTATCATTCTGTACTTGGATAAGTATGCAGCCACATTTTCCATCAAAAGTGATGTAACCGAATTCGATATATTTCCGTCGTTATCGTAACTTAATACACCTATCTCTATTTTATTAGATCTTTGTGTTATACTAGTTTTAGCTGGAGTCCCGAATGTACTAGGCATNGACATAATTAACGCTTTGTAGTCGTTAAGTGTTACAGCTCTATTTTGAGCTGAGAAGTTATAAGCAATATATTGTCTTAATTCTTCTATACTAGGTTCGTCTGAACCACCTAGGGCTGGCGTAGTGTTAGTCACTTCCATACTCGCTATAACGCTATTAACTATTGTCTGGTCTGGTCCAGATATATCAATTATGGGTCTAGATATTTCTGTTATAGTTCCTGTACCAGCATTTGAATCAACACCACCACCTATTCTATATTTTATATACATAGTTGTATTGGCTATAGGTGCCATACCTAAACTGCCGTTTCTTAAGAAACTTTTTAAATCAAAACCACCAGAATCCATGAAATCATCTAGAATATCCATAGATGAATCGGTTTGTGACCCAAATGTTAGTTGACAGAAACCATTAGGTGTGTATTCTACTATATACCTTTGATCTATTTTTTCATAAATACCTTTCGCTATACCGTCTATTCTTGGTGAATTTGGGTCTTCTACAAACACATTATCTTCGGCCAACGATGGTACTTCATACCACTTGTTTGGACTGTTATTAAATTCGTTTAATGTTGGTATCGCTGTATAGCTAGTACCAGTTTTATGTATAACAGAATCTACTGATAATACATTGTTTTCTGGTAGGGTTATCATTTGAAAAGGGTTACTTTTAGCAAATACTTGAGTAAATGTTTTAGTTACACCTGCCACGATCAACCCAGTCTTGGTTATGGTATAACCAGTTAATTTACCGTTAGTAAATATAGGTAATTTTGTTCTATCAGATTTACCTGAACTATTAACAGCTGAGTTAAAGTCTATATCATATAAAACTTCGTAAGTATTAGTACCATTTGTTACCTGAGTACCAGATCTAACTATAGGTAGGTATCTAGTATCTTCTTGGTCACCATATACTGGTACCTGAGCACTAAACTCAACTACACCTACAGAAGCTGATTTTGTTGGTAGTTTTAACCCATAAGTTTTCGCTATATTATATAATGATTGTCTCTCTTGAGCATAATCCAGTACCGTCTCCTGTAGTGCTCTATCTATTTGGAAGTTTAAGTTATCCGCTATAGCCGCATTTAAATCTAAAAATACCGATAGTATCGATGCATCATTAAAGTTTTGTGCAACTTCTGGGTAGTACTGTTTTATATAATTTATTTGCTCATTTTTTAATGATGCAAAATCTCTTTTACTGTAATTTATTTGTCTTGCCATTTTGTTATATAGTTATTGCTAAAGATCCGTTTGATTGGAATGTTTTAGTTGTTATAGTATAATCTAGATTTATCCTAACCTGATGCTCTTTTTCGGTATCGTTAAGGTGTTTTGGGTCGTCACCAACTCTAGAGATTATAACGTTATTTAATTTTAAGTTAGGTATATATTTCTCAACCGCATCACTTATCTCTGATTCGATTTTACCTATAGTTATATCATCTAAAGGTTCAAATATGTATTGGTATATATTCGTACCAAAGTCTGGTAGATAATACCTGGTACCCTTTCTAGTTAACAACAAATGTATCAACATAGCTTTAACTTCAGATTCTGGTACAGATGTCAATCTAAGGTAGTCTCCGTTTTCCGAGAAAGTGAAAGGGAAGTCAATTCCAAATGTTTGTTTCTTTAAGGCCATAAATATTTTATTATAAATATCGTAATAAAATATTTTTTGTAAATAAAAATCCCATCATTATATCAATAATGATGGGATTTAGTTTAGTTGTTGTAGTAGACTTTAAGAGCTACACCCGAAGCATTCGAAATCACTGTTGTCTTGAGTTCCAGACATTTCGGTTAATTTAGGTTCCATAGGTTTGTTCTCTACGGCTTTCACTTCGTTGTTTTCCACACTTATAGCTAAGTGTTTAGCCCCAGTGGATATAGCTTTTGTTCTAACGTAGTAGCAAAGAGATTTTAACCCCATTTTCCACGCATGGAAATGACTAGAGGATAGTTTTTGTATGCTAGGGTTTTGGAAATAAACATTCATTGATTGTGACTGGTCTATGAATGGTGCTCTATCGGCAGCCATATTTATCAACTCTTTTTGGGAAACCTCCCATATAGTTTTGTATTTAAGTATTAAATGCTCCACTCTAGCTACTTTCTTTTCGTAACCTCTTTTATTAGGATTTAAGTATTTATTGAAATTAATTCCTTGTATAGAACCTTCATTCATAATGATATCATTCTTAAATTCTTCTGACCAAATATTTAAATCTTCTAGGTCTTCTATTAGATACTTGTTAGCGATCAAAAATTCACCACCAACAACTCTTCTGTTGAATAGGTTAGATGATATAACTTCTGTCATCTCGTAAGAACCAGTTATCTTAGCAGATGATGCTACTGGCATTTGTGCTGTAAATAAACTATTAGATACACCATGTTCTCTAACAGACTCTTTAAGTTCTGACCAGTCCCACATTAAATCGTTTTGATCAACACCCCACATATCAAATTGGAATACAGACTTAGACATAGGTGAACCCTCAAATCTAGAGTAAGGTTCATATTCACCGCTTTTACATAACTCATTACTCTCTGTTATCGCAGCGAAGTATATAGTTTCGAATATACGTTTGTTTAATTCTTTAGCTTCTTCTGATGTGAAGATGTAATCCATTAAAAAGAATGTATCAGCTAAACCTTGTACACCTATGGCGATGGCTCTTTGTTCTAACCCACCTTTTCTACCTTTCTCTGTTGAGTAAGCATTTATATCAATAACCTTATTTAACGCTCTAACTATTTTTCTTACCTCGGTTTTTAATAACTCGAAATCAAAACTCTTGTTAGACACGTAATTCTTAATAACTATTGATGATAGTGTACATATCGCTGTGGTTTCTTCATCTGTGTATTGATATATTTCATTACATAGGTTAGATTGCTTTATAACACCTAGGTTCTGGTGATTAGTCTTCTTGTTAGCGTTGTCTTTTGAACATAGATAAGGTACACCAGTTTCTACTTGAGATTCTATGACTTTACTCCAGATGTCTTGAGCTTTAACCTTTTTACCGATACCTAAATCAACAGCTTTATTGTAGTTATCTTCATATTCCTGACCGAAACATTCTTGTAGTGGTTTAATACCAGCTTTCTTAATATCGTTAGGACAGAATAGGTGCCAATCGGAATCGTTTTGTACTGCTTCCATGAAGTTGTCTGGTATCCATAATGATGTGAATAAATCTCTGGCTCTTAATTCCTCTGCACCAGTATTCTTTTTAATATCTAATAGATCAACGATGTCTTTATGCCATGGTTCTATGTATATAGCAGCACTACCTGGTCTACGACCTTGTTGGTTAAAGAATCTAAGTGATTCGTTGACTATCTTTAGGTATTTCAGCAAACCTCCAGAGAAACCACCTGAACTACTTATTCTACTTTCTTTACTTCTTATGTTAGACATACATAACCCGATACCAGCAGCATCAGCAGAGTATACGGATACATCTCTTAAGGTACCTAATAGACCTTCTCTAGAGTCTTCATTGTTGTAGTGTAATACACAAGAAGCTAACTGAGGTATTTTAGTACCCGAGTTAATCATAATAGGTGTGGCTGGTGATATTAATTGTTTTGATAGAGATTCGTAGTATTCTACAGCTTCCTCAAAAGACTTAGTAACCCATATAGCTACACGCATATACATGTGTTGAGGTCTTTCTACCCTAACCCCGTTTGAAGTTTTAGTTAAGTACATCTCACTTAAAGATCTCCACGCAAAATAATCGAACCTGAAATCTCTGTCGTGATCTATTATAGCATCAACCTTTTCATGACCATACTCATCTAGAGTATCCATAAAATATTTGTTTATAACACCGTCTTCGTGAAGTAACTTCATTGTTTCTGAGAACGAAGGGTTACTTTCTTTATGATAAGAAGATATAGCTATATTGGCCGCCATTCTGCTATAATCATAGTGACTACCAGTATATGACGCACATATTTCAGCTAATAATTTATCAATCTCGCTAGTGGTAACAGTACCTTCATTAGGTAGTGAGGTTATACCCTTTATGAATATCTCATCAGAGTTAACCTTTAAACCTTTAGTAGCTTTTTTTATTCTGGATAGAATTTTTGTTGGGTTAAATGAAACCTCACTCCCATTTCTCTTTTTTATTATCATTTAAATTTTATTAATTGTTCGTTATTTGTTAATGTTAGTGGTGTTGGTTTAGAAGTCGTCAGTAAAACTTAGTTTTTCGTTAAGTTTGGCTTTTTGGTATTCTACGGTTCTTGACTCGAAGAAGTTACCCTTAGTTTCAACCGCTATCTGCTCCATGAATTTAAATGGTTGCTCCACATTAAACTCTTTCTTACAACCAAACTTAGATAGAAGACCATCTGTAACGAACTCTAGGTACTGTTTCATCATATTGGAGTTCATACCAATTAAAGATACTGGTAGTGATTCCGTGATAAACTCCTTTTCTATTTCTAGTGCTGATAATAGTATTTCTTTGATTCTTTCTTCTGATAACTTATTAACAACATGTTTATTACTTAAGTGTATAGCGAAATCGCAATGTAAGTTTTCGTCCTTAAAGATTAACGTATTAGCGTTACATAGTCCCTGCATTAAACCTCTAGATTTCAACCAGAATATTGATGCGAATGATCCTGAAAAGAATATACCTTCAACCGCTGCAAATGCTACTAACCTTTCTTGGAAAGAAGCGTTTTCTATCCAGTCTAAAGCCCATTTAGCTTTCTTTTGTACTGCTGGTAGTTTCTCTAATGCATTGAAGCTGTCCATCTTTTCTTTTGAATCAGATATGTATGTATCAATCAATAGAGAGTACATTAGACTATGTATGTTCTCCATAGCTATCTGAATACCGTAAAAGAACTTAGCTTCTGGGTATTGTACTTCCTTTAAGAAGTTTTCTGCTAAATTTTCATTAACGATACCATCAGATGATGCAAAGAATGATAATATATTTTTTATGAAGTACCTTTCGTTATCGGTTAAACTTTCCCAGTCTCTAATGTCGTTAGATAAATCAACTTCTTCTGCCGTCCAGAACGCTGCTTGGTGTTGTTGGTAATATTCCCATATATCGTCATGTTCTATTGGGAATATAACGAATCTATTTGGGTTCTCTTCTAAAATTGGTTCTTTCATAATTTTTGTTTTGTAAATAAATATGTGTAAATATACTAATACTTTTACATTTCACTAGAAATATTAGTAATTTCTTTGTTTAAATAATTTCTTAATCCCTCCATTTTTTTAGCCTTCTTTTGGGATTCAAATCCGTTCTCAGTCAATAGGTCGTCTGTGTCGATATTGATCGTAGAATTATCGAAAAGACAATCCTTGAATATCATACCATCATCACCCATTCTGTTCTTTAAAATAGATATAGTGGCCACTTTTTGCTCTTTTTGTTCCAAAGTTTTACCTATACTCATTATAAAGTGAGCTATCTGAGCCTTTTTAAGATTACCACCCATGTTTTCTGTTTTAACAACTTCAACACTAGTAGCACTTCTATTACCTTGTGTTGCGGTCCAGGCGGCTACGTTCATCTCCTCAACCATGGTCTCAAACTTACGCATTATCTTACCCTCGTTAGACCATTCTTCAGAACCAGAATTACCTTTATCCATTGATAAACAATCGATATAATCTAAAACTAGTAAGTCTACTTTGGTACCTTTTGAGTTTATCTTTTTTATCACATTCTTTATCTTAGTGATCGTTGTACCATCTGATGGTAGTTTTTGTAGATATAACTCGTTTTTGTGTTCGGATTTAATCGCGTTTACCTTAGTCGTTATCAACTCCTTATTCAAGTGTAGTTCACTTAGTGGTATACCAGTTAATGCTGAAAAGTGTTTTCTTTGAATAGCCTCTTCTTTATCTTCAAAAAATATCTGTAACACTGTCTTACCTTCCAAGAAACCTGTGTTAGCTACCTTGGTTAGAAAAGTTGTTTTACCTACCCCTAATGGTGCTATAACCATAGCTAACTCCCCTTTGGATAAACCCCCTTTAGTTATATCATCGATACCTTTTATACCAGTTGGTATTGGTAACCTGAAGTCTTCTGATAATACATTGTCTAGGTTATCGAAAAGTAATATAGGGTCTTTTTCGTCTCTAAAGGTAATAGCATCTTTTATCTTCTTTTCTATCTCATCGTAATCAGATATAATACCTCTATCTAACTTGGTTTTAACCTCGTTTATAGCATTTCTTATAGATTGTAACCTACAGAATTTTATAGCGTTACTCTGTACGTTTATATTACCAATGTTACACGATTCTATTACACTTAAAGTATCTGTTAGCTGAGCTCTTAAAGCTTCGTGTTCTTGTGGTATTTCTTCATTAATGGCTATACCTAAACTTTTAAAGTTAGGTAACACATCACCAGTTTCATGATAATTCTTTATGATGTGTATTATCTTTCTAAAAGCCTCGGCTGGGAAGAAATCTGGTTTCATTATCTCTATAATGGATTTACCAAATTTATGATCTGTAATTATCTCATTTATTAATTGTATTTGAAAGTCTTTACCTAGGTCTTCGAAACTACTTATAGTATGATTCATTATTTTATTTTTATTTTATTGTTCTAAATCCATTTCTAAATTGTAACCCATGTATTCTGTTTCCAGATATTTGTCCTGAGTACATAGACATTTCTGTATTCTAGTGATTAGCTCATATATATACTCTCTTACATCTACAGTGTATCTAATTTTAACTGGGTATACGGTTGCATCCCATTCTCTATAAGCTATGACCTTACCTTCTCTTTTAACAACTATTTTTAATTTGTCTTCTGAATCGTTTTGTTCATATCCAGGGGTATCGTAAAATCTGTACTGATATTTGTTTATGAAATCAACAGCTCTTTCTTTTAGAACATCCTTTATTAACTCCATGTTATCATCTACAGCTTCTTTGAAGTTGATTGAGTTTATGGCTCTTTTATTGAAACCAATGATATTAAAATACCTTTGCACAATAATATTATCGTTTAAGTATAACGTAAACTCAAACTTTCTCTGATCATTTTTTCTATCCATTTTTTTAGATTTTTTTTGTTGTGTTGTATGCATTTTCTTCCTTTTTTATAATAGTAATAAAACTAGACCAGAAAACAAAAAAATTGTCATCATTTTTAGGTAAAAAGTTTAATAATTCATCTTCTTTCATCATTTCCATCACTTTCTTTATACCCCCTCTACCTTCTGGTGATAAAGTTTCATCAACCATCTCTTTAACCGATGATTTTAATTCTTCAGTTATATTGGGTTCTTTTAGGTTTATAATCTTATTCATAACCGAAAAATAATCATTCCCATAAGTACCCCATTTAGTCTCACCATTTAAAATAGCCTTTAAACCATTGTCGTTAGGTTTTTCGACTAATAACTCTTTTGTTCTATTAATGACCCAATCGTAATCAACAGTTCTGTTTTTTATCTCTGGAAAGTACTTTAATACCTTTTTTTCACCAATATTTTTAACACCAGATATATTATCACTAGAATCACCAGCAATCATTTTTATGATACCCACATTAGTGTGGTGGTAGTCAAAATAAGACTTAAAATTATCCTTATTTATCATAACTCTAGCTTTGCTTATGGTTAACTGAACCTTTGTTTTGTCGTCAAGTAGTTGTAGTAAATCTCTATCATTAGTGTATATGACTTTATCTTCGTTAGGGGAGTTCATTGAATAATAAGCTATCCCATCATCAGCTTCACAACCACTAACTTCTACTTGTCGTATAGATAACTCTTCTAAGTATTGTTTTATCCTTATCCTCTGTCTGTCTAGGTCATGTCTTTCACCATCATCGTATTTATCATTTCTATTCATCTTATAGTAAGGGTAGAAACCTTTTCTATAATCTTTAGAATTCTCACCTTCCCAGAATACGACTACTTTAGTTATAGCGTAGTCTTGGTAAAACCTTTTTATGGTATTTATGAAATGATATATAGCACCAACACTACCGTGTTTACCTTGAGTGTGTTTAGCCCCGTGAAATCCTTGTTTTAATAAGTACTCACCATCAATAAGTAATGAATTGATGGTGGTACGTCTGTTTCTAACTGGTTTATTAATCTTCATCTTCCTCAGGTTCATTAATGTGAATATCATAATCATCAGAACCTAATGTATTAACCCAGTATTCGGAATATTCTTTCTTATACTCAGCAATAGCGTCTTTTGAATCCATAATGAAGCCATGAGGTGTGGCGATTATTTTACCATCACTATAACCTAACCCGTTTACGTGATTCTTAGTTACACCTATTTTGGTTCTAGTAGCGAACCTAACCTTACGACCGTTCTTAGTAGCATCTATTTTACTAGTACCAGCGTTTTTCTGATTACCGAATAAGAATATTATGGTAGAGTTTAACCATACCGCTTCACCACCCTTAGCTTTTATTCTGGGTTGACCAAATGGGTTATCGGGTCTCTCTACCCATGGTTGGTTTATAATTACCAAAGTATTAGTATATTCAGAAGTTTCTTTCCTTGTACTATTAATCCTTTGGTTTAAACCCATACCGATTTTATCTGCTAATACTCCAGCTGTGTGTTGTTTACCGCCTTTCCCTTCGAATGTCATCTGACAAGGTACAGAACCTACTGAATCCCAGAAGAAAACTAAGTCAAAAGGTAGTTCACCTTTAGCTTGGTCGTCTAATAACTTATTCATGTAGTCCGTTATTTGTTCTACATAGAAAAAATCATCTCTATAGAAGAATCTACCACCCCATTCACCAGTCTCTGGATCTTGTTCACAATCTAAACCCATTAGTTTAGCGTGATTAAAATCCCATTTCTTTTCTGTAATTAAGAATACTGGTACAGCACCTTTCTTTTGAGCATCTATAGCTGCTAGAATTAGAGCTGTGGTTTTACCAGTATCTGAATGACCTAGGAACATATTTATGTGTCCAGTGGCTGGTCCAGGTACACCAGTCATTTCTAAAAATGTTGGTCCACAATTTAAGAATACGTCTGGTTTATAATTTGTCGACGAACTATATTTCTTCTTAATATCGTCAAATGAGAATTCCTTTTTTTTTACTGCCATGTTTTTATTTATTTATTTAATTAAAAAAAAATGTGTGAGTGTATAAGTTATAATAAACTATATAACACTCACACAATATATATTATAACCTATTAAAAAGGTAAGTCGTCAATCTTTAGTTCTGTCGTAGCTTCTGGTTGTTGTGGAGCTGTAGCAGTATCTTCAGATGTAGTTGTTGTCTCACTAGCCGTATTACTCTGTGTCGGAGTTTCGTAATTAGTTCTTTCTGCTGGTTTTTCATTACTATAAGTAGTAATACCATCTTCAACTTTGCCAACGAATTTCTTAGCCTCAGCATCCCACATAGGTTCTAAACCTTCAGCAACCAATAATAAGTAGTCTTGTGGTTTTTTTCTGAACACATCAGTCCATACCATAGGGTCTTCTAGCGTTTGAATTGCTTGATTTTCATCTTCAAACAATTTAGATTCTCTGTCTGGAATAATAGAAGCCGCTTTACTGTAACCAGCTTTGTTAGGTCCAGACTTGTCTCTAATGATAGAGATAGTAAGATCATAACCCTCGAATGGATTCCAGAAAGCTCCGTATTTTTTAACTAGTGGTGCGATTTTATCCATGATACCTGAACCGTCTTGTACTGCTGGGAATCTCCAGAATTTAACACCTTCATGTTCTTTACCTCTTTCAATACAACGTACAATAAAGTATTGTCTAGATCTATAGCTGTTAGCTGTTTTTCTGTCGTCACTATCACCAGTATTCATAAGGTATTTGTAAGCCTCGTTTAACGGTGAAGGTTCGTTGTCTTGAGCTGGATCGTATAGTTTAGTATATCTACTACCAATTTTTACGTTGTGGAAATAACCAACTTTATACCATTTAGTTGGATCGTCTTGGTTAGGTAGAATCCTAATAGACTTTTCTCCTTGGTTTTCACCATCTTTAAGCATTATATTGAAATACTTAGTTAAATCAACGCCAGTGCGCTTTTGTGAGTTTGTGGCTGCTTTTGCCTTTGCTTGTTCGTAATCGGCCAGAGTGTCTGTTGCGGCCTTGCTCCAATCAATCTTTTTGTAATCAATCATATTTATATTTTTTAAAATTATAGTACAAACCTAGTAAAAAAAATATCTATAAACAAGCAAGTGTAATAAAAAATGAATAAAAATAAAAAAACCCCTGCGTATACAGAGGTTTCTAAGTCTTAATTTCTTTAGTTTAAAAGATGGTCTTATAAACTTTTAGTCCATATACCATCAAACCTTTTTTAACACCAGCACCACCATCCTGTACGGATGTAACTTCTATAGATTTTATAGGTAATTCTGTTTTACCAATCATTGATAGTACGATATCACTCATACCGTTTAACGTAACCGTTACCGTATCGTTGATATGGCCACAAGGTAGTATAGAGAAGTATCTTATATTATACTCTGAGTTATCCACTTCCACTAAGGCCGCATCGCCAGTTGTTATGTATTCAGTTACTATTTCCTGTTGTATTCCGTTATTTCTCATATCAATAATTACTTATCTTTCTTTCTTCTTTATCTTCAACGTTATAGAAGCTGTGTTTAATATCAACCTCATTATAGTCGTTAACTAAATTATCCATCATAGATAATTTATCTGGTCTACCTTCTAGATCGGTTTGAGTTTTTGGCCCCATATTTTCTAGGTACTCATCTTGAGTGACGCTAAAAGGGTAAGAGTCTTTTGCTAAAACTTTTCTTCTTTCTTCTTCTGTATGAGGTCTCATTAATTCAACTTGTTTAGTTAAACTCTGCATTTGTTGGATTAATGAATCCATCTTATTCAAGCTCTTCTCGACTCCATCAACTCTGGATATCATAGATTCTATTTTAGATGCTGTATCTGTTATCTTACTAACAACGTCATCTGTCTTAGTGTTCATCTCTTTGGTTGAGTTAACTAATTCAGTAACATCTATCTCTATATCACCCTCATCATTGGTGGTAGCTTCAACATCACCTTCTGGTTCTTCTAAACCTTCAGCATCGTCCACTAACTCTTCTTCAGCTGGTTCTGTATCTAATTCAGTATCATCAACCAATTCCTCTTCAGCTGATTCTTCTGGTTCTTCAACCACTTCGTTTTCTTCAGCTTCATAGAATTTATAGTGATTACCTTCTTCTAAGGTATATGATAGTATATCGTTAAACCTAGAAATTTCTTCTGATAATATATTTTTCTTATTTATGTTCATCTTAAAAATCTTTTATTTGAGTTACTTATAGGAGTTTCTTCTCTAAGTAGTTCCCTACCATCCTCTAATACTAATTTTTTTTCTATCAAGGTCTTTTCTATTAAACCATCTTTTGTTTTAATGTAACAAACCCCATTTAGGTCACAAACTTCCTCACCTAGTTGTGCGTTATTCTGTTTACCTAAAAATTTATCTAAACCGTTGTTAATGTTGTTCATATTAGCTATTTTATTATAAATACTTAATTTTTTATTAAAAGTTTATAGGTTTATGAATTATAGAGAAATACCCTACATCGCATCCATAACCTCTTTAGCGTAATTAGTTCTCTTGTCTAAAGCGGTTTCACTCTTATCCGCTGGTTTTTCGTATTGTTTTAATATAGTATCAGTGGCTTGCCTTACGTCGGTAGTAGCTTTCAAGTTTTTAAGAGCGTTATTGTATCGACCATTTAATTCTTCTTTTAAGAACCCGTAGTTTATGTCATCAGTTAATTCCGAATTTTTATAATCAACCCCTTTGGTTTTAGCAAAGTTAGCTAAGTTTTCTTGTCTACCTTTAGATGTCCATTGGGCGTAACCATAACCAGTCTTACCGTTTATAGTTAATTTACCAACACGGAAACCGCTACCTTGTATTCTGTTAGGTGTTATAGAACTTTCTGCTCTTATATTACCGACTATACCTGCCGCTTGAAAGTTTGTTAACCCTAGGTCAATCATTAACTTATTCGCTATTCCAGCACCTTTTTTAACCTCCTCAGAGTTACTAATTCTTTCTCCTGTTCTATAAACAACGTTAGAGGATGATTCTGTTTCCGATTTATTATCATACCACTCTGATTCAACAGCAGTGAAAGCACTTAGGTGTCCGTATACCGTGGTTTTTCCGTTATTGTGTTTTACTACAGTAACATTTCCGTAACCCTTACCTACGGTTCTTGTTGTTATTACCCCATCATAAACGGCAAATATTGGTGTCCCTATAGGTGCACCTAAATCTACTCCTTCATGTTGTTTTGAAGCATCTTTATTACTTAAATTTCTGGGACCAAATCCATTGGTCACATTCATATTTTTTGCTGGGAGAGGGTTTACGAACCCATCACCTTTTCCGTTATCAAAATAGGGTTCTGGGTCAACTGTGTCTAAATTAACCGCTTTACCGTAAGTATCGGCGCTTTGGTTGGATAGTTCAAAATGTAAATGAGGTCCAGTACTAACTCCAGTGTTACCAACTTCACCTATTTGCTCACCAGCCCTAACGGGTATAGACATACTTCTACCCATACTTATTTCACCAGAAGATGATAAGTTCTGAGTTCTTGCAGGTGGTATATATATGTTTTTAAGGTCATTTTGACCACTTTCATTTCTTACGGTCCAATCATATAATGTATCCTCTTCTGGTTTACCGTTATCTTTACCATAGTTTTCTTCTGATATAAAACCATGAGAACTTATTTGAAGTGTACTACCAGTTATTTGATCTGTAGGTAGCATATAATAAAATGCATGTGTACTGGTTTTACCTATACCACCTAAAGATGTTATCGTGTGTTTAGTACCATTAAGAGTTAGATTTTTTGATCTAGCTAAACTTAAATCGAAGCTAGTACCTTCTGGATGACCTATGATGCTGGGTTCTGGTGGTACACTACTTTCTATCGTGTTGTTTACTGGAGGGTTATAATTAGAGTTCTCTGTTTCGGTGGGTATAGTATAATTTTCCGTTTCATTCGGTATAGTATAGTTTATTGGTGCTACATAGGTATTATCTATTTCAGTAGTTATGGGATTTACTTCCAAAAAACCCTCTGTTACCGAAGTAACCTTTATATCACTAATTTTAAGTACCGTGCTAGTGTTATTTTGTATCTTGATATATAAACTCGATTTTTTAGTAACACTGTTTATAATCTGAATCTTATTGATGGGGGTAATAAATTGTGTCTTAGCGGTTATAACTAAATTATCATCTACTAGGACTTCTCTGTCAAAAACAACTTTAATTGTAACCTCCTCGCTTACAGATAATTCTGTTTTTTGGAGTGCTGTAAATGTTGCTACCCCAGAGGTTAAGGCTTCTTGGAAGGTAGCTAGTCTAGTATCACCCTGATCACCAAATGGTATAAATGGTCCTTCGTATACTTTGTTGTCTATAACTTTACCGTCTAACTTTTCGGGTGTTTTTATTGTATCTAAACCACTCGATTGCTGAGCAAACCACTTGTTTGTTAATGAGTGTATAGTAAGTAGTTGACCAAATCTAGAATCGTTGGGTGTTTTATCACTAACAAACATATTAGTTTTAGTGAACTCATTTTTATACTCCTCATAAGTAACGCTCAATTCACCAGGAAAAGATATTTTAGGTGTGGACGCATCTTTAGCTGGTAGATTATTACCTGTTTGGTCAGTAAAAAGTGTTGTTTTAGGTCTGTAGAA